AGTTCGAGCGTGCCCGTGTTCTCGTTGACCACGATGCCGAGCTTCTTCATCGCGTCGCCGTACTGCGCGGTCAGGGCATCGCCCTCGAGGAACGCGCCCGAGGCGTCCTTGACCGACATGCCCGCGGCCGTGATGGCCGACTGCATGGACTTCACCGACGGGTTCGCAAACGTCTTATTCAGACCCTTTAGGACGGCGTCCATCCCGATGAATTTTCCCTGCGAGTCGAACGCCGATATGCCCATCGCCTGCAGATCGGCCGCGGTCTCAGAGGTGCCCCCGGTCATCCCCTCGAGCGCCGGCCCCAGCTGCTCGAGCACGGACTGCAGCCCGACGAAGTTGCCGTCGGCGTCCTTGACTTTGACGCCCATCTCTTCGAGGTCGCCGACCTTCTTGGGGTCGACGAGCGCGGCGAGCATGGACTTGAGCCCGGTGCCGGCCTCTTCGGCCGAGGAGAACGAGTTCTGGAGAATAACGTTCGCCGCCGCCGTCGTCTCGAGTGACATCCCGAGCCCGGCGGCGGTGCCGATGTTCTTCTGCAACTCGGCCCCAAACGCGCCCATCTCGAACTTGCCGAGCTTCACGCCGTTCGCGAGGACGGCCGCGATATCGGCGGTCGAGTAGGCCGTCTCACCATAGGCGCCCATCGCGGTGATCACGGTCTGCGTTACGCCCGTGATGTCCTCGCCGCCGGCGACGGCCACCTGCGCCAGGGCCTCGAGAGAGTTCTTACCGGAGCCGAACGAGGACGTGAGGTCGAGCGACTCGAACCCGGCCGACCGGATCAGGTATGCCGAGTCGACGAGATCCTGCGCGGCGACCGGCATCGTCGACGAGATGCCGAGGGATGCCTCTTTGATCTTGTCCACGTCGGCCGCCGACGCGCCGATCGACCGGATGCCCTGGAGCGCCTTATCGAACGGGACGTACGTCCCGTTGATGTTGTCGGCCATGACCTTCGCGCCGACGCCGATGCCGGTCATGGCCAGCCCGGCCGTCTGCCCGGCCTTGCCGATGTTCGCGGCGGCGGTGCCGACGGTCGTGCTGGCCTTGTCTTCGGCTACGATTGAGAAAACGAGTTCGCCTAGGTTGACCATCCGCTATCCCTGCCGTTTGACCTGTTCATTATACCACGCTACCCAGTAGGTCTGGACCTCGTCGTCGAGCGCGGCCCATTCGGCGGGGTCGACGAACCCCAGGAACCGGAGGAACGCCCCGTAGTTCTGCCCCGCGTCAGTCCGCGCGAAAGGTCTGGAGCTTGCTGTGCCGCTCCTGCTCGTCGGCGAGCATCCTGCCGAACGCGATCACGATCTCGGCGGCGTCGAGGTCGCTGAACTTGTCCGGGTTCTCGGTGAGCCATGCCGCGATCTCGTCGGGTTCCATGCCCTCGACATAGAGCAGGTGGCCGATCAGCCGGTTCGACGCGTCCTCGCTCTTCGCGACGTCGCCGGCCGCGTGGGCCTCGGAGATCGCCGAAAAGAGTTTTCCACACTCCTGCATCGCGTACTTGCTGAGCCGCGCCCGGATCGGGACCACGTCGCCGCCGGGCAGCTCGACATCGTGCGTCGCCTGCCGGGCACGCCGCTCGAGGATGGCGATCGCGTCGTTCGCGTCCGCTGCCGCCCGCCGCTCGACCGCCTTGAACTTCTCGACGGCCTCCTGGTGCTCCGGGTCGGCGAGGGGCGAGGGGGGGGCCCTCTTCGCCGCCATTACGTCTCCGCGACCGTCAGGAGGTCGGGGTCGTGCATCTCGACGTTGAGGTTAACCTCAACGATCTCATCGCCGTTCGTCCAGTTGATCCCGCCGTTGGCGAACCAGCAGTCGGGCTGCGTGAAGACCAGCGTGTGCACCCCCTTCGTCAGCGTGCCGACGAGGTCGAAGATCTTCGGGTCGCCGACCGTGTAGCTCGCGTTCCCGGCGAGCGACGCGATGGTCAGCGTGCCGGTCGTCGACCGGATGCCGTCGACGTCGACGCCGTAGACCTTCTTGAAGACCTTCGACGAGGTGACGTACTGACCCACGGTCAGCAGTCCGACCGGGATCGGGTCGGTGATCACGACGCCGTTCGCGTCCTCGCCGATGATGGTCAGCGTCCCTTCGGTCGTGATGTTCGCGGTCACGACGGTCGCCCGGACCCGCGACGGCGTGGCGATGGTCGGCGAGGTCGATGCCGTGCGGCCGTCGGCCGTGAGGGTCACACCCGTCTTGATGTTCCCGGCCGTGCCGGTCGCCGGAACGTCCGTCAGGGTCGAGCCGATCACGGTCGGCGCATCCGTTCGGACGAGCGCCTTCTTGATGGTCGTCGAGACCTTCAGGCTCCCGGGGATGTTGATCGCGCTGCGCTTCCCGGATCTCTGGTGCGAGACGGTGGTCCGCTCCCACTTGAGGTCGTACTCGACATCCGCGAGGGGCACGCCGCCAACGGTGACGGTTCCCATGATGCCCGTGTATTCGCCGAAATCGGCAACAGTTGTCATGTTAGATCAGTCCTGAAGAGAGTAGGAGAACGCATACCGGAGCGCGACATGGTGCCGGCCCGTGTCCTCCTCGAATTGTTCGGATCGCGATACCCTCGACCAGCCGCGCGTATTCGCGACGGGCGAGGCGAAGAGGGCCGAATCGACCGCGTCGGCGATCGCATCGACCTGTGCGGCCGTGCCGTCGTCGAAGCAATCGACCTGGAGGATCTGCCGGCTGTCCCGGTGGCCGTATGCCAGATGGCCGGGGCGCGTGGCGGACGTCTCCGTGTTTGTCGTGAGGTAGATGCCCGGCACCTGCGCGACGGCTTCCCGGCTCCGGGGGTAGACGTACTCCCCGCCGAGCAGCGTCGTGAGCGCCGTACTGGCCTTGAGCGCCGTGATGATGGCGCCCGTGACGGCGACGGTCACGTGTCCTCCAGCGCGTCGCCGAGCGCCTCGGAGAGGATCGCCGCCGTCGTCTCGCGCTCCGAGACGATCGCGTCGAGAATGAACGGCCGGCCCTGCATCCGCGAGGTACCCTCGTGGACGGCCTCGGCGTACTCGACGGGGTCGCCGACGAGCCCGGTGACGGTGCGGCCGGTGATCTGGGTGTCGTGCTTGATGTTCGCCCGCAGGTGCCCGGTCTGGAACGGGGCCCGGTAGTACGGCGACGAGCCCGGGGAGCAGTTCAGCTTGGCCCGCCCTTCGACGTTGGCCGCGGCGAGCTTCATGCCCTCCGCGACCGCCGGGACGATCTTGATCGCGAGGTTGTCGAGCCGGGCCTTCAACTGCTCCGGCGTCATCCGGGCCATCAGATGATCCCCCCGGTGAGGATCGACGAGAGGTCGAGCCCCCGGCCGGCCGCGACGAGCACCAGGACGATCGCCGTGATGCGGAGCGTCCAGACGAGCGCCTGCCGGGCGTCGGTGTAGAACGCCACGGAGTCCCGCTGCATGTCGCCGAGCTGCACCCGGATCTCGGAGACATCGCGCTTCACGTCGCTCATGTCTCGTTCGAGCGTCCCGAACCGCTGCTCGACGAGCTGGTGCCGCATGGCGCATTCTCGGTGCGTCACGGGCAGGTCCTCGTCGGTCATGCCGGCACCTCACGGAGGGCTACCTCGTAGTGGTGGATCGCGCCGGGGCCGTTCGTCCGCACGCGGATCGCGTCGACGGCGTACGTACCGGAATACCCGCTCTGCGTGGTCACAACCCGGTACTCGCCGCCGGCCGCCGGGAAGGTCGATGCGCCGATCTCGAGCACGGGGATCGATGAGTAGATGCCCTTCGTGATGTCCCCGGCGTACTCATCGGACCAGCAGTCGGCGTCATCCGTTGCCGGGGCGACACCGATCCCGAGGGTCGTGTCCGCGCCACTGTTGACGCCGAACGAGCACCGGAACCCCCCGTCGACGGGGGTGCACTGCGGGTCGGTCGCGTCGGCCGAATGAGCGCCGACCGTGCCGGCCGTGAGGTCGAAGTACGCCCACGCGGTGACGGTCTCCCCGAGGGCGTGGAGGCAGGCGTAGGTCCGCTCCTGCGCCGCGAGGAGGGCCGAGAGGGTGTAGTCCGTCCCGGCCGTGACCGCGAGCTCCCGGTCCACGAAATGCGGGGCCGTCGCAGTGGTCTCGAGCACGAGACCGTCGGCGGCCGTCGCCTCGTAGGCGGGCCAGGACGAGAGCGCGAGGTCTCCGCCGAGCAACGCCACGGCCGACGGCGGGAGCATGAGCGAGAGCGCGTCCTTCAACACGGTGCCCGACACGTCCCGGCCGAACTGCTCGCCCGGAGACGAGTAGTAGAACCGGCACGCGATCGGGGCCGTGGCCGCGTACCACTCGGGGGCCGTCTCGCCGTACGCGTCGGCCTTGCCGGCGGTGGCCGCCTGGATCGTGCAGACGTGCGGCAGTCTCACCGGCCGTTCACCTTCACGATGTGGTACTTCGAGATGCTCGCCGACGCGGCCGACGCGGCGGACACGTAGCGGTCGAGGATGTCGAATGCGGCGGCCCGGTGGCGCTTGATGGCCGATTCGATTTGGACCGTCTGCGAGTAGTCGCCCTCGGTCGACTGGTCGGGCTGCGTGCCGTCGAGCCGCATCCGGTCGAGGATGCCGGCCTTCGCCAGTTCGAGCGATGCCGACTTGCACGCCGACGCGTCCGCCCCGACGCCGTACGGCGCGAGGTAGGTGTCAATCTCCCGGTCGCCCTGCTCGATGATGGCCGTGAGGATCGGCGTCGAGAGCGTCGAGCCGGTGAGGTTCGTGAGCTCCGCCGTCGTGCAGTAGGTCACGTCCCCACCTCCGGCCGGTATCGCGGATCGCGGATGTCGTACTCGGTCGGGACGCCCGCGGGGTCGACCGGCGTCGTCTCGGAGAGGAAGTACTCGGACGGGACGAGCCCGGCCGGCACCTCGAGCCACGCGAGTTCGGCGGCGGTGTAGGCGCCCGGGTTCCCGGCGGCGTCCGCTCGGTCAGCGGCCCATGTGCGGGAGAGGTATTTCCCGCTGCCCTGGGTGCTGATGACCATGCGGGCGCCTCAGTACTCGATGCGTGAGCCCGCGTTCGCCTGGAGCGTGCCGACGGCCCACCGGGCCGAGACGGTCCCGCCCTGGAGCTGGCGGACGATGTCCTCGTACCGCTTGATCGTGATCGGCTGCCGCTCACCGATGACGGTCGAGTTGCCGGAGTCGAAGACGACCATCCCGATGTCGCCGTCGCTGTTGTACTCCCACGTCTGCGAGGAGGCGTCGGCCACGTTCGTGATGAACGGCGAGAGACCGAGCAGGTTCGGCAGCTTGCCGCTCTGCGCGGCCTCGGCGCCGACGTATCCCGTGGGGATGTAGTCGGCCATGATCAGCGCCTCGGCGTCGGGGTGCAGGACGATCCGGTCCGGAATGAACCCGTCGGCCTTGACGAGCTTTATCGCCGTGGCGATC